GCTATTAAAAGCTCTGGAATTTCCATCCCCGCTATATCTAAACAATTCCTTTTTACATAATGTTTCATCACTGTTTCTGCATCAGCTTCAATTATATCTGTAGCTTGGTTATCTGGTGGGATAGTGATTCTTTGCTTAAGTATAGCTCCTAGTGTATATCCCTTAACTGTTAGGATTTCCTCTCCCTGTTCATTTGTCTTTATCTCTTTGTATCTTATGATGCCAGTTTTAAGTTTGTCATTCCCAAGCATGATTAATTGATCAATATTTAGCTTATCTGCATTTTGTACTTTTCTATTAGTAACCAGCTGAAACTCCCCAGGAGAGCGGTATCTTCTTAAAAAAGAAAAGGAAAGATAGTTGTCTATCTCTCCTAATAATTCTAGTGTTAGTGATAATATTCTAATTGGCTTCATATATATTGTCCTCCTGATATCCTGACTCTCCACATATTTCAACCTTTCTTATATACACATATCCATCTGAAGTTGTACTAATTCCAAGGTTTAATAACAACTGACTATTAGGTGGCACTGAATCTAAATCTAGTGTAATTGGAGTAAAAGAGCTTCCTTGAGCTGAAGCATACCCAATTCTAGAACCATGAACTTCACTAGCTAAAAAAACATAAAGCCTAACATCGGCACTACTGCTACCCGCTCTAATTTCACATTTAAGCCTGTATCTTCCACCTTTGGAAAGGTTGGCTTTCAAAACATTAAGCCCATTTTCTCGACTTGATCTAGTTTCAACCCTCACCTGATCAGGATAAGAAATAATTACATTATCAGATGGAACTATTGCTTGTTCAATCTGAACATGGCTAGTATCAGCGACCCATAAATGTTCATAGTTTTTTAGCTTTGGTTCTTCTTCTCCTACCTTTATTAATCTTATTCTTACTTTGGTATCCTTAGATAAATTATCACCAAATAAATACTTCTTGATTTTAACATCTTCTTTAATTACACTACCATCTAAATCTAAGATATCTATTGTATAGCTTGAATTAACATTATCTATAATATCTACATTTATTAATCCATGTTTTTTAAAATTTGTTACTTTATCATAGGATATAATTACATTTCCTTCATCTACTAATTGTTTCCCAGATATTATTAAATAAGGAGTTCTTTCATAGGAAGTCCAAGTAGTTCCCTTATCTGTAGATATATAATAATTTATTTCTCCTGGTGAATCTGCATAAGCTGCGTTTATATAATAGGATGAAGAATATCCATAAAGGACAAGGAAATACTTTTTATTAGTTTTAAGCAATCCGTTAAGGGGTATTTCCCATGTTGCATCTTTAAAATTATAGTCAAGCTCATTATAATTATCTGAAAAATATCTACCTAACTCTTTTGTTATATCTGGCAGTCCTTCTTTATTTGCTTCATAGATAATAGATCGTATTCTACCTATACTCTCTCGCTTTAACTTCATTGTTATTTCTAAATGTTTTACATCTTTATTTACGGTAAAGGGGATAGCTAACTGTGAGTCTATGTGTAAATTAGGACCAGTATTAGTTGCTTCAGTATTAAAATTAGCAATGTTGATATTTTCTTCTTTAAATTCACTAATATATAATGTTCCATCTGTATTTAGACTTAATGAATTTAATTCCATTTTAGGAGCATTACAATTTATTGGCCATCCTCTTTCCACTTGTAACTTACTGTCTGGAATGGAGTAAAACAAGTCATCTGGTGTCCTTATAAATCCATCTTTAAGATTTCCCATAGGTACAAATGTATTATCTTTAATTCCACTAAACCATTCCTGCCATTCTCCTTCAAAAGCCTTTATTAAGTGGGATGTATCAATCCTTATTAATGAATTGACAATCCCACATACATCTTCATTAAACCTTTCATCTAATACTTCTGTTTCTCTGATAAATGACTTCCCAGCGATAACCCTGATTTGGGCTAATGATATTTCATAAATGTTTTGATCCCTTGTAAGTTTAGGAGCTGTTGGTTCCTCTGCTGGCTCACCTTTTAAGATGAAAGCTTTTACATAACGATGTTCAAGTCGTTTATCTAGTCTTATCACAACCCGGTCTATTCTATCCAAGGCTGGGTTAGCTGCATCTAAGGTAAGTATTAAAGGTTCGGTATCAATTTTATAAAGATACCCCTCTAGCCAAGCATAGCCGGATAAAATAGAAACATCCATATTTGTTCCATCACAAACCACTTGTAGATTAGTCCCACCATTAAAAATACCGCTGGAAACTAGCTGCCTAAAATATTCAGCAAACTCATCAGCGGTATAATATCTTTCATCTTCTCCATCTATACTGTCAAAAAATCTATAGTGTTCAGTCATAAGTTCACCTCTTTCTAAAGCCCTACATATCTATTTTTCCACTTAACTACTACTCTTGTCTTAGTGCTGTCATTATGGCTTTCATAACTTAAGATGTTATCTCCTGTAACTAGACTCCAAAACATACTGTGAAGATCTATATAATGGAAGGCATTTTCTCCATTTATCCTTACATACTTTTGGCCAAAGGCAGTGTTTATAGTAAGGACATCATCTTCTGCCAAGTTTCGATTGACCATAATAAACTCACCGGTGGTTAAATTAGTTACTGTGGGATTAACTGCTGGACCTTTAAATTCAATTATTACCGGTGCTCTCACATCTCCTTCATTAACAGCCTTTCTTCTAAAACCTCTATGGGAAAAGGCAGTGGGGAGCCTAAGTCTAAATCTTATCCCACCCATAAGGTAGGACATTTCCTGGCTCTCATAATAGGTATCCAGCCAAAAAGGCTCATGGCAGATAAGGTGTATTAAATATTTTTGATAGTATAAGCCCTTGCTGCCAGACCCGCCTGGAAAAACAGGAGTGGTTTCAGCTATCCCTACAATCTCTTTTATCTGATTTCTCCGATTATATCTTATAGTTACCTCCCCAAGTTTAGGGTTTAAAACCTGTTGCATCAGCCGCCTGGCCGCCAACACCGCATTGGGATCGCCCTTGGTGATGATAGTTCCCTCAATAGAAATGGCCCGGTTATCCAGTACATTGCCTAGATAATTCGAGCCATCTTGTTTAGGTGCTTTTTGGTTTTCAAGAGCTACTGGGACTTCACCAACGCCATCAATCTTTTCTAGGAAAAAGGGGCCTTGATTACCAAGAACAATCTTCTCTCCATTTTTATTAATTATAATTATTTCCTCCATTTACCCACCTCCTACCATTCCAGAGCCAGCTGCCTTGAGGCATTTTTAATTCTCCTAGCTGTTTCAGCTGGGGTAAGGGGTGTAGGGCTATGAATAGTTATGTTTTGGTGGATATCTCCTTTTCCTTGACCTAAAATCTGTTTAGTCTCATGGTCATTATAGATCCTGGCTCCCCTAGGCAGTGCCACTAACTCCGGCCCTAATTCCCCTACCATGGTGAGGCCACCTTGATAGAAGCTAGTACCGCTGAAATTGCTATCCGCACCGCCACCAGAAGTAACTGTCTTTATAACCCTAGTAATAGTTTCAGTAATACTAAAGACCTTTTCTTTGACACTGGTGGCATTCCATTCCTTAATCTTATCAATTGCACTGCCTATGGCACTTTTGACCCTGTTTAAAGATTCACCTACTTTATCAGCCATAGAAGAAAATTTGCCTCCGGTGATTTCATCCATAGTAGAAAGGGCACTATCCCAAACCCTTTTGTAGCCATCGGTATAGGTGTCGATTAGTCCTTTAATACCGCCGCCATGTTCATCAATCTTATTTTGAATGGCTAGCCAGCTCTCCGATGTTTTAGTTTTTAAATTCTCCCAGGTTTCATGGGTTTTAATTTTGACCTGATCCCAGGTGGTGCTAACATTGGTCTTAATAGCAGATACAGTCTCAGCAGTTTTAGTTTTGATATTATCCCATTTCTCGCTCATGGTAGATCGGATATTTTCCCACTTTTCAGCCGAGTCTTTCTTTATCTCTTCCCATCTATTTTTAACATCTTCTTTAATGGCTTTCGCCTTTTCAGAGATATCAGTTTTCATTACCTGCCACTTGGTCTTAATTTCTCCTGTTTCCCAGTCCACCTGGTTAACATGCTCCTTGGCCTGGGCCTTAGCCTCATCAATTACTTTTATGTGCATCTCCTCAGCTTTTTCAATGGCCTCATCTTTTTGCCTGGTAGCTTCTTTAATCAATTTATCTGCTTGTTCTTTTGAGATAGTCCCTGCCTCATCCCTTTGACGGATGATTTCCTTGACCACTTCCTTATATTGTTCTTCAGCTGCTTTAATGGCCCCGTCTTTTTGTTCGATACTGTTCTTAACTACCTCTGCAGCTTGTTTGGCAGTAATTTCTCCGGCCTGGGCTTTCATTCTTTCCATGATGGCTTTAGCTTCCACTTCATTTTCTGATAGAACCTTAATGCCAGTCTCTACCATTTGCTTTTGAATAGCATTTATTTCTTCTTGCTCCGCTTTGGTTAGGGCTCTCTTCTCGGTAGATGCGGTATCTAATATTTCTTTAATTCGAGCCTCGCCCTCTGATACTTCCTGCTTCCTATCTTCATAACCTTGCTGCATATTGTTTAATATTTCATCCTGCTCTTCTTTAGAAAGGGAAGTNCTATTATTTACAAAGCCCTCTATCTTAGCCAAAGACTCTCCATGGTGCTTATCTAAGCCTGCTTGAATATCAGCTGCCATTTGTNAGAAGTTTTCGGTAATCCCATCTGCCATTTCTTTAGTAACTTCCTGGCCAGACCAGGACAATTGATTTAAGGCTAAGGTCGCTTCATCGTTTAATTCTAAAAATCCACCTACTGCTTTCTTTGTGGATTCTGATACTTCATCTCCAAACAGTTCAATGGCAGGAATACTTTCTTGGCTCAGGTGTTTATATAAAGCAACCCCAGCTACAGTGAGTCCTGCAATAGCAGCAACAGCAATCCCTACTGGGCCGGTCAAAACTGTAAAGGCTGTAGCCAGTGCTCCAATGGCAGGAGTTGCTGCAGCTGCCCCTGTTGTAGCCACTGCTATGGCCCCGGATATTGCGGAAAAAGCACTTATGGCGGCACCGATGCCACCTACAAGTTTTCCTCCGATTAGTAAAAGAGGCCCTAGGGCAGCAGCTAAGGCAGCCACCTTTACTATGGTTTCTTGGGTGGCCGGGCTAAGGTTTGCAAACCAGTCTACTGCTTTTTGAAGCATTTCAACTAACTTTTGCAAATGGGGAACCAGGATTTCAAATATCTGTATTCCTACACCTTCTAAAGCAGATTTTAAGAGGATGATTTCCCCTTGAAGGTTATCCTGCATCACATCTGCCATCTCTTTAGCAGTGCCGGTGTAATTCCTAGTAGCTTCTGTAAGCTTTTCATAATCTTCTTCACTAGCATTGATGATGGAAAGCATACCGGCCATGGCCTCTTTACCAAAAATGGTNGCTGCATATTGGGCCTGTTGTTCTTCGGAAAGGTCGGCAAACTTAATCCTTAATTCATCCATTATGCCCTTAAATGGTAACATTTCTCCATTGGCATCAGTAATAGATAAACCAAGCTGACCCATGGCGGTAGCCATTTTATCTGTGGGATTGGCTAGATTAGCAATAGCAGTTTTAAGGGAGGTTCCAGCTTGAGACCCTTTAATTCCTGCATTAGCCATCAGGCCTAAGGCCAGGGCTGCATCTTCTGCTGAATATCCCAGGGCACCAAAAAGGGGAGCCACATATTTAAAGGACTCCCCCAGTAGGGCCACATTGGTATTAGAATTAGAAGATGCACTGGCTAAAAGGTCTGCAAATCCTGACGCTTCCCTTGCTTCCATCCCAAAGGCAGTAAGGGCATCGGTAACAATATCAGAAACTAGGCCTAAATCTTCCCCACTGGCGGCAGCTAACATCATAACCCCATCAAGGCCGTCTAACATCTGGCTCGTATCCCAGCCGGCCATGGCCATGTATTTTAATCCTTCACTGGCCTCGGTGGCGGAGAACTTTGTGGTGGCA